AAAAAATACTTAATGGTGTTCAAACTCAAATGCAAGAACAGCAAGAAAAAGAGTGGTCAGAACAACTTAATTATTTTAATAAAACAATTCCTGAAATGATTCCAGACTTTAATGAAGATACAGCTATGGCTATTCGAGAGTTTGCAATTAGTGAAGGTATTGCACCTGAAATATTAGATACAATTGCAGATCCTGTTATTGTAAAGTTTGTAGACGATTTTAGACGTCTTAAACAAGGGGTTACTTCTGGTCAAGCTAAACGGAAAAAAGCTTCAGTTAAACGTGCGCCTGTTAAAAAGGCCACATCTGTTAAAAAGAAACAAGCACAACGCGAACAAACAGTTCGTGATCGTGCCTTTGCAGAAGATGCTACTGAAGCGGAACAAATGGATTTTTTAAGGGGTCTTGCACAACGCTCTTTAAATCTTTAGTACCGTTGGAGGTAATAAAATGACTAATGTACTTGGTGTACGTGGCACAGGTGGTCCAGCAGGCCCAGCCCGTTCAACTGGTAAAGATGTCTCACAACGTGAGTCACTTGCCGATTTCATTACGATGATTACTCGTGATGAAACTCCTTTCCTGTCTTCTATTGGTAAGACAAAAGCTACTGCTATTTATCACGAATGGCAAACAGACGTTTTGGAAGCTCCAGGCTCAAGCCGTATTCCAGAAGGTCAAGACTTCCTTGAGCCAGCAGCTAGTGGCGCAACTGCAACTCCTGCAGTAGGCACTAAATTTGCTCATAGTGGTCCAAACCGTACTCGTCTTGGTAACTATACCCAGATTAATGGTAAAACTATTGCTGTATCAGGCACACGTCGCGCAGTCGATCAAGCTGGTGTAGCTGACGAATATGCATACCAGCTTAAAAAGCGTGGTACTGAACTTCGTCGTGACGTTGAGCATGATATGGTTCACTCATTTAACGTATCAGCTGCTGTAGCTGCACAAAACTCTAATGCACGTTCTGCTGGTGGTTTCCAAGCTTTTATTAATGATGGTGGAACTGTTAATTATGTAGGTCAGTGGGCTGCTGCTGCAACAACTGCAGATGGCACTGCTACTATTCGTTCTTCTTTGACAACTACTGCAGCACCTACTAAAGGTTCACTTGCTTTGTCTGATATTGATGAAGTAATGCAGAAGATTTATCAGGAAGGTGGTAAAGCTACTCGTATTATGGTTTCTCCAAAGCTTCGCCGTGACTTCTCTGACCTAATGGTTGGTGATACTGGCGTAAGACGTAATATGGATGCTGATGGTAAACTTCGTCAGTCTGTAGACGTTTATATGTCTGACTTTGGCGATATTATGGTAGTTCCTAACTATATTATGGGTCTATCAAACGCTGTTCAGTTTATTAACTCAAATAGTACTCCTGCAAACCTTGCAGCGACTACTGAAGTTAAAGACTTCTCTGCGTTGATTTATGATCCAATGTGGTTTAATATTGCTACTCTGCGTCCAATGCAGGAAGTAGACGTAGGCCAGCAAGGTGACTCAACCAAAGGAATGATGGTTGAAGAATTCACTCTTGAAGTACGCAATCCAAAGGGTTGTGGTGCTATCTACGGCCTTAACTAAGGTTTTTAGGGAGGCTCTAACAGGGTCTCCCTATTCTTACTATTAAGGAGTTTATTATGAAACTATGTCCAAGCTGCAAAACAGCAGCAAAATGTAAGGCAGCTGGTAAATGTCTTAAAAAAGCTGCAGGTGGAGCAGTAAGCCCTATGGGTCAACCTTCTACTTACTACTCTGGCGGTGGTACAGTTTATACAGGGAGAAAATAATGGCAGGTTATAAAATTAAATCTGGTGATACGCTTTCACAAATTGCTAAAAAGAATGGAATGACTCTTAAATCATTGCTTGGTGCAAATCCAGGAATTAAAAATGCTAATAAAATTAGTGTAGGTCAATCTATTAAAATACCTTCTACTTCTATGCAAGCTGGTTCTAAATCTAAAAATCCTTATGAAGGAATGACTCAAACTGAAATGAATATGCTTCGTTCTAAAAATAAAGGTCAAAATGAAGCGGTAACTCGTACAGCGCAAATGCAACAAAAAGATATGGCTGGACGCACATCACCTAATAAAAAGAAAGCTGATGCAGTTAAAGATGAAAGGTCAGGCAGAAGCGCAATGCTAGAAAAAGCAAAGGCCATGAGAGCTAAAAAGAAAGCAGCTAAACCTACTAGAGCAGCAGCTAAGAAAATGAATATGTATGGTGGCGGTTCAGTAGGTAATAAAATGAAAGCAGATCCTGTTTACAAAGGTTCTGGTGGAAATATTTATAATAATCGTTAAATAAAAGGAGTACAGTAAAATGCTAGTTATTCAAACAGCAAACGGGAATACTTACCCTGCAGAAACATGTGTATGGCGTACTGCCGCTTCGGGGGCAACAGGTTATAAGCTAACACACTTAGATATTAATACACCAAACGTAGGAACTTCAGCAGCACCAACAGCCGCACCAACAGGCGCACAGCTTGGATATATTGGTAAAAGCGGTAGATTTGTTGCGTATACTGAACCTGCTTAATAAGTGAGAGAGGACATTATGGCAACAGAAAATGAATTTAAATTTCACAGTGCTACAGTTAAAGAAAAAGGCATTAAAGCTGGTTATGATTTAGAAACAAATCAATGGGAAGCAAAACAAGATATTAGTGACTTTAAAGATCATGCTAAGCTTGAAAGAGAAAAACAAGACTATTATGGAATACGAAAAGATGGCTATCGTAAACTAGCTACTATTCCTGATATTGTAGCTCTTGAAATACTTCAAAAGCATAAGCTTGATTTGCATGATCCTACTTTTATGCGTGATCCAAGTAACCTTAAGCGTCTTAAAACTATTCTAATGACTGAGTATCGTGATCTTGTCGTAAACACTTAAGGAGGTTAGTATGGCGAGAACATATGCAAACTTTGTTACCCATGTTCGCGATTGGGCTAACCGAGATACAGCAGCGTTAAGTGATGCTATTATTAAAGATGCATTAAATTATGCTGCCGATAAAGCTTATCGTAAGTTGCGTATTTCTGCCTTAGAACAAACTGTAACTTATAATGCAGTAGATCTTCGGGCGGCTACAACAAATGGAACAGGATTAGTTCCAAGTCGTACAGAAATTACAGCACCTACAGATCTTATCGAATTTATACAAATTAGAGAAATAGATGCTAACGGAAATACTGTTCGTATCTTTAATGAAAAAGCAGACCTTAGAACATTTAATGATGGCTATGGTGAAAAGTATGACACTGAAGCATATTGGACTCGTCAAGGCACAACTATTATTCTTGCTCCAGGGTTTGAAAAATCTTTTGCATTAGGTACACCTGATAAAGTTGAGCTTCATTATTATCGTAGACTCCCTGCACTAGATGCTAAATACGATGTTAATGTGGCTAACTACAATGCTGGTTTTCTTGATGTTTCAACTTCATCAACAACAGGTTCTTCTCAATTATTTTTTAATAGTAATACAGGAACAACAGCATATGCAACTTCAACAGCTGCAGCAGCGGCTGATGCTGCTGGTACAGTAACTAATAATTATTATATTGGTCAAGAAGCATATAATTGGCTACGTGATGAAAATGAGCGTATTCTTCTTATGGGGTCATTAGCAGAGTGTTTTGCTTATTTGCAAGATGATGAACAAGCTGCAAAGTATTTAACTATTTTTCAAAACGAAATACAAGAGCTTAATGATGAAGATGCTAATAGAAATGCTTCAGGAGGCAACCTACAAGTACACTTTAACGGGAGGGGATTAATCTAATGGCAACTCCAGCAAATCCCGATACCGTTACCTTAGAGGGAGCCGTATCAGAAGAACAAGATGGCGGTCTTTTTAATACAACTACAGGCACAGTAGCCGTTGCACTTAAATCAACACTAGGTGCAGACATTGCTGCTGCTGATGCTGCACGAGTAGCCGCTGAAGCAGCTCAAACAGGAGCAGAAACAGCTAAAACAGCAGCAGAAACTGCTCAAGCCTCTGCTGAATCTGCTAGAGGAAGCGCATTTGCTAGCCAAACTGCAGCAGCAGGCTCAGCTACTGTTGCACAAGGATTTCGTGATACTGCAGGTCAACATAAAGATGATGCACAAAAGTTAGCAATTAATGCAGAAGACAGTCAATTTACTTTAACAGATGGTACAACAGGTTTTTCTGCTTTACATCACAAAGAAAAAGCATTAGATGCTCAAACTGCTGCAGAAACCGCTAAGACTGCTTCTGAATCTGCTCGTGATCTTGCAGAGGGTTATAGAGATTCAGCACAAGTTGCTTCAAATACAGCAACAACAGAAAAAGATGCAGCAATTGTAGCAAGACAAGCTTCAGAATCAGCGAGAGATGCTGCACAATTAGCACTAGATAGCTTTGATGATAGATATTTAGGTAGTAAATCAAGCGCACCTACTGTAGATAATGATGGAAATGCACTTCTTACAGGAGCTTTGTATTTTAATAGTACATCTAATGGACTTTTTGTATACACAGGCTCTGCTTGGATTAGTGCTAACCCAGATCTTGTAGGTGATTTATCACCACAGCTAGGCGCAAACTTAGATGTTAATGGATTTGATATTGTTTCTGTTTCTAACGGAAATATTGATATTATTCCGCATGGAACTGGTGAAGTTAATATAAGCAAGGTAGACATTGATGCAGGTACTATTGATGGAACAGCTATTGGTGCTACAACAGCCTCAACAGGTGCATTTACTACAGTAAACGCAAGCAGTACAATTACAGGTAGTACATTAACTGATGGCGCATTTAGCGTAAATAGCGGTGCTATTACTGGTGCAACAACAGGTGCATTTAGTAGTAACGTAACTATAGGCGGCAATGCAACAATTACAGGTAATCTTACTGTTAATGGTACACAGACATCACTTAATACGGCAACGCTTACTGTTGATGATCTTAATATTACAGTAGCCGATGGTGCAGCTAATGCGGCTGCAGCAGATGGGGCTGGTCTTACAGTTGATGGTGCAAATGCAACAATTACTTATGCTAATACTGGTGATAAATGGACTTTTAATAAACCATTAGATGTAACAGGAAGTATAACATCATCTAGCTCAATAACAGGAACATCAATTGTTTCATCTGGCACAATAACAGGTACAGGTGCAACACTTTCAGGAGCATTATCAGGTACAAGTGCAACTTTTTCTGGTACGGTAACAGCAAATGCTTTTAGTGGTGATGGTTCAGCGTTAACAAACTTGCCAGCAACAGGAGCAACAAATGGATTTGCGATTGCTATGGCGATTGCACTATAGGAGTATAATATGGCACAACAATTTAGGCGGTATACCGCAAATAATGTAGGTACAAGTGCTGTTACTGTTACTACTGCTAATAGTAATGATGCTCTTGTAGGTATTCATATTACAAATAAAAGCTCTAGTCAAGCATTAGT